GATACGACAGAGCAACGCAACCAGCAGAACCAAAGAAACCAGTCGCAAGATTCTTCTCACTTGATCTAGGAGCAAAATGAAAAAAATAGACTTCTCATTGATCGCAGAAGTGGTAGGCGTTGCATGTGCAACAGCAGGACTGGCGATGCTTTCACTTCCGGTGGCATTGATTGCACTAGGATCTTTCTTAATTTGGATCACAGAAAAGGCTAACTAATGAGTCTATCAAAGCGACTACGACAATCAGGCGAGAAGCGAACCAACGACAGCCAATGGGTTGAACCGCTTATCCCAGGACGCCCTGCATTTATGGCGCCATCCGGAATCGACGTCACACCAGATTCTGCGATCCGTATGTCAACAGTATATGCCTGCGTACGATTGCTTGGCGATACGATTTCATCATTGCCACTAGGCGCATACATCCGACGCGGCAGAAACCGCATCTCATACATTTCAGCATTCGGTGAACAGCCAGCATGGATCAATAAGCCAAATCCAGAAGCAACACGGCTGGAGTTCTTCGAGCAAGTAATTTCTTCACTTAACATTCATGGCAACGCTTTCATTCTGACCGTTCGCGATGACATGGACGAAGTCGTCGAGCTTTATTGCATCCACCCGGATGACGTTCGCATTGAGCGACCACGACAAGGCGAGCCAATCGTTTACAAAATGCGTGATGAAGTAGGAACATATACAAGAATTCTCACAAACAAAGAGATGCTGCATATTCCGATGTTTCGCCTTCCAGGATCCTTCTATGGATTAGGCCCAATCGGAGCCGCAAGACTTACGATCGGTGCAGCGATGGCAGCAGATACATACGCAGCCGCCTACTTCGGCAACGCGGCAAACCCAGGCGGAGTGATCGAAGTGCCAAACGAGCTCACAGAAGAGCAGGCAAGCGACATCGGCCGCGATTGGAATATCACACACACAGGCCCATACAGAGCAGGCAAGATCGGCATTCTTTCAGGCGGCGCGACATTTAGACCGCTAACACTTAACGCAGCAGACGCACAGCTGCTAGAAGCCCGGCGCTTCAACGTTGAAGATATCGCCAGATTATTCAGAGTTCCGCTCAGCCTTCTCGGACACCCGGTCGCAGGATCGATGTCATTTGCCAGCGTTGAAGCGCAAAACCTTTCATTTGTTCAGCACAGCCTGCGCCCATTATTGGAACGCTTAGAGCAAGCACTTTCAGGATTGCTGCCAGAGCCAGAAGGCTTCATCAAGTTCAACCTTGACGCACTTCTACGAGGAACCACCCTGGAGCGCTTCGACGCTTACACAAAGGGCCTCCGCGAAGGATTCCTATCACTTAACGACGTGCGATCCGTTGAAGATTTGGCACCGCTTGGCGAAGCCGGAGATCAGTACCGAGTGCCACTACAAAACATCGACGCAGCAGACGCACGCGATGTTGGACTCAAGCTACGAGCAGAGATCGCAGCAGCCTTAATTCAAGTCGGATTCGAACCGAAGTCTGTAACAGATGCGGTCGGATTGCCAGACATGACACACACAGGCCTACCATCAACGCAACTACAACAGATCTCAACCATTGATCCAGCAGACCCACAAAGCGTCTACGAAGTCAACGCAAGAGAAGCACGAAGCGAGCAACCGCACATGGTTCTACAAGTTCCAGAACCAACGGTCAACGTTGCAGCTCCGAATGTAACAATTGAACCGGCAATGGTTATGCTTGAATCACCAACCGTCACTGTTGAAGCGCCAAACGTTAGCGTTGACGCACCGACAGTAAATGTGACAAACACAATCGAGCGCAAACGAGTTCGCAAGAAGATCATCCGAGATGAAAACAACTTGATCGTTGAAGTCATTGAAGAATTTGTTGAAGGGGAAGAATAATGGCAACAGGTCTAAGCGCTTACCTTGCAAACAATTTCCTAGACGCCGTCGGCAATGCCACCGCTTACTCAGCAGCCAGCGTGCATGTAAAACTTCACGTAGGCGATCCAGGAGCAAACGGCACAGGCAACCCGGCAACAGAGACGACACGTCAAGCAGTTTCATTCAGCGCAGCAACAGCCGGTGGATTGACATCCGACGCTGACGTTTCTTGGACAAACATCGCAGGCTCAGAAGATGCAACCTTCTTCTCAGTATGGGATAACGCAACAACAGGGAACTTCTTATTTAGCGGAGCAATAACAGGCAACGCTTACACAGCAGGCGATACCTTTACAATTCCAAGCGGATCGCTGACAGTATCCCTAACACTCGCGAGCTAACATGGCTCAATTTGTTCTTGATACTTCTCAGCTTGATTTTGACGTATTAGGCCCGATCACATTCGCAACAGCCAGCGCTTCATTAGGATCAGCAACAGCAACGGCAACGGCAGAGATTGACAACATCGTCGCAGCCAACGCCCCACTTGGAGCATTGGTAGCACAGGCAAGCATTCCACAGCCAGCATCTCAAACCGCTGGCTCGGTGGGGATTCCAAACTATGTACAGCCAAACATAATCACGCCAAACATAGAGATAAAGCAAGCAAAGAAAATAAAGGCAAAGGCAAAGACACGACTAGGCGCGATGAAAATACAAGCAACATCAAGAATAGATTTCTCTGTGCTTGATGACGACGCAGAACTTCTTCTACTGATCTAGGATAAAAATGCCATATTTGATAAGCGACAAGCAGAGTGACTGCTCAGGATGGGCAACCGTTAAAGAAGAAGCCGACGGATCCTATACAACAATCGGATGCCACGAAAATAAACAAGACGCTATCGATCAGATGGTGGCAATTTCGATCGCAGAAGATATGGAACCAGGCGGCGAAGTAAGCAAGCGGCAACTTCCCGATAATTACAGGCCAGCACTTTCAGAAGATGTGCCAGAAGGAAGAGCGTGCGGAAATTGCTTATTCTATAACGAAGAAAAGCAAAATACAGAAGGAACCAAAGCATGGTGCGAGCGCTGGAATGATTACGTAGATGGAGCCTACTACTGCAACGCATGGCAACCACAAATAAACAGCAGACAAGTCGACCTAAGCGTTCCTCAATTTATTCAAGCAAACGCAAAGCGCGGTCTTGAATATTTGGCAGAAGGATATGGCGGCGAAGGTCTCACAGAAGGAACCAAGCGAGCAGCTCGTGAGATGGCAGCAGGCAGAATAAGCGAAAACAAAGTAAGAAAAATGGCGCCCTGGTTTGCCAGACACAAAGTCGACGGCCAGGCACCAAAGAACAGCAACCCATCCGATCCACAGTACCCAGGCGCAGGATTAGTCGCCTGGCTCTTATGGGGCGGAGATTCAGACTTCAGCGACCGAGCACAAAACTGGGCGCAGAGAAAAATAGACGCACTCGATGCAGAAGAAGATTCAAGGAGCAAAATGAAAAAAATCGAACGCCGCACCTTCACGATCAAGAACGTAGAAGCACGCCAGGCAGAAGATGGAACGATGCGCCTCTCGGGATACGCAGCCGTATTCAACGAAGATAGCGTGCCGCTTCCATTCCTTGAGAGAATTGCACCGGGCGCATTCAGAAAAACCCTGACAGAGACACCAGATGTGCGACTCTTGATCAATCACGAAGGCCTACCTTTGGCAAGAACAAAGAACGGAACTCTTCGCCTTACAGAAGATGAAGCCGGACTTTACATGGATGCAGATCTTCCGGACACGCAAGCAGCTCGCGACCTTTACACGCTGGTCGAGCGCGGCGATGTAGATCAAATGTCATTCGCATTCAGAGTGATCCGCCAGAAATGGAGCGAAGATCGCAGCCGCCGAGTTTTAACAGAGCTCAGCCTTGCAGATGGCGACGTTTCAGTAGTGACATACCCGGCTTATCCAACAACAAGCGTTGAAGCACGCGAGCAACTACGAGCTGCGATGCAAGCAGTCAAAGAAGGCCGCGACATAAGCCCTGAAACAATGATGATCCTCAAGAGCATATTTTCAGATTTATCCGAAGGCCATGAATACATTATGAGAGCAGCGGAAGTAATGTCAGAATTTATGTCCGTCGAAGATGCGACATACATGGAAGATGAAGAAGAAGAGGACGAAAGAGCCGTCGATACAGTCGGCAGCTTCGTCTCCTGGGATTCTTCTGGCGGAACAGCACGCGGCAAGATCGTACGCGTTGTCCGGGAAGGTTCCCTCACTGTTCCAGAAACAGATTTCACGATCAATGCAGAAGAAGATGATCCCGCAGTTTTAATTCGTCTCTATCGCGAATTGAGAGACGGATACGTTGCGACCGATACACTTGTAGGACACAAAGCGTCTAC